AGCAACCACAACAACAGAGAATTGTACAACAACAACAGCAACCAGTTATACAGCAACAAAGAATTGCACAACAACAACAGCAACCAGTTATACAGCAACCACAACAACACCAAAGAATTGTACAACAACAGCAACCAGTTATACAGCAACAAAAAATTTCAAGAAGAAACGTTAATCCTACAGGTGTTAATTCACCTACAGCACCTCGACCTATTTCTAAAAGAAAACCGAAACAAAATTTTGATATTTCTCACAGAGAGTATATTGATGATACTTTTCATCAAACTAAATTTTCACATGATAGTTATTTGCCACAAGCAATTAATAATTTAGGTAAAATGAGTCAAGCAGTTGATGTAAATATTTCATCACCACATAATCATCTTCATGATTCTCACTTTGATAAAGAACAGCATGATCATCACAATTATACATATCATTATAATCAACATCATACAACACATGCTCCTCATCATCCACACAGTCCTGCTGAATATTCTTACAGAGCTTCTGATAAGTGTACAGATTCACAACCACCATTTTATAGAGTAAAAAGTAATATTGAAACTTAAATAATAAATAATAAATATTAAATAATTAATTAATTAATATTTATTAAAACCTGTTAGTTTAATTACTGGTATTGATGCTAATTGCTGGTTTTTTTGTTTTTTTTCTACCTCTTCTTGATACTGGATTACCTGCAGAATCATTACCTACCGTTGATGAAGAAACAACTCTATCATTAGAACTGGATTCATCACTAATCATGATACTGTTTTCTTCAAGTTTTTTTTTTTCCTTTAATCTTTCTTTGGTAATTCTATCAATAATGTTATCTACATTACTGGGACCTGTTACTTGTTGTGTAGAATTATTTAAATTATTAATTTGTTGTTGTCTTTGTTGTTCCATATGATTAATTTGTTGAGATGTCATTGAAGGAGCTTGTTGTTGTTTTTGTTGAATAACAGGATTATTCATTTGCATTACAGGGGCAGGCATAGAGTTAGGAAAACCTTGAGCTGCTAAAACTTCTTCTTGTCTCTGTCTTTCTATCATTTGTTGTCTTAAAATTTGTTGTTGCATGAGTTCATTTTGTTTTTTCATTTGTTCTCCCTTTAATTGTTGTTGTCTAATTTGTTGTTGTCTTAATTGTTCTTGAGCATTAATTTCTTGTCTTGTCATATAATTAGATTCTTTTTCTTTATCATTAAACATTTGAGATGTTAATTTAGAAAGTAAAGCTGGATTTTCTTTAATAAGTTTATCTAATCCTGGTAATTGTTTAAACATAGTATTACTTGCATGGAATGATGCACCGGATGCACAAATCATAAGCATCATCTTAATTTCAGGTTCCATCTTTTTACCACTGCCTCTATATTTTTCATAAATTTCACCGAGTACATCATTATAATCATCACACGCAATATTCATATGTTCAGACCAACCATTTAATTTAAAATCAAATGGATCGTATCTATCATTTAAGAATTCAATTGCAGTACATGCATTTAATAAAAAACTTTTGTATAATCCTACACCATTTTGTTTGTCTTTCATACTTTTTAAAAGATCAAATTCATACTCCATTTCTTCAATATCTGAATTAAAATTATAATCTTTAGACAATTCATAACCGGAAGCTTTAATTTCACTCAATCTTCTTAACAATTCAATCTTTTTAAATCTCAATTCTTTTTCAGAAAATATTTTTTTTTCAGGTGAATTTAGTTCTCTTTTGGTACTTTTAGGAGATTTTTTTTTATCACTACTTCCTTTAAGAATATTTACATGAGGTTGAGATTTACTACTAGAACTATTACCATTATCATAATCATTATCATCACTAGTATTATTATCAATATCATCATCATCTATTACAATAGAAGTATCCGATGAATTCTTATTACTGTGCAAATTATTTAATAAATTACTAACATTTGTATCTGAATTATCATCATCCTCTTCACTTAATTTCGGAATATCATCTCCAACATTCAGTTTTATTTTATCAGGATTAGCTATATAATTAAGATGAAAGTCAGTATCAGTAGAAAAATTAGGTTTTTTGGGATTTTCATTAGTTTTTTTTTCCATATTACTATTATTATTATTGTTATTATTTAAGTAACTAATATCAAAATCATCACTTGTATCGCTGTTCATACTTGAAAAGTATAAAGAAAGTATTTTTTATATAATTACGCAAATTTTAACTATTTATTTTATAAAAAATATATTTTTCTTCGTTTTTAAAGGTTAAGACTAAAATCGATCTGATCATTAATTGGAATTGTATCCATACTTTTAAATAAATTTTTTAAATTTTCAAACAACTTAGGATCACCTGATGAATATTCTACTTTTGGTAAAGTATTTAAAGATTTTATATTTGTAGATAACTCTTTAAATGTTTCCATTGGTTGATCAACTATTGTATTTTCTAAAATATCATTAACTGATTTTCTAGTAATAATATCATTGGTTGGTTTTAAATTTCCTGAATTTACTTTAATCATATCTGAAGGAGTTACAGGGTTATTATAAATATTACTATTTATTTCATGTTCTAATGTATTATAAAAGATATTATTAACAATCATGAAAAATAAACTTACGATTAAAATAATTATTAACCATTTCATTACATAATGAAATATAAAATTATCATCCTTTTTTCTTTCTTGATGATTTTTTTTATAATATATTTTATCAAATAACATAATTTATGTAATTATATTATTAAATAAACATTTTAATTTCTAATTTTTCTTTCTTTTCTTTGGTTTCTAAATGCTTCAATTTGTCTAAAGCCTTCTACCATTTCTTGTTCAGATAATAAGTTAAGAGTTACAGTGAAAGCAACAGCAATCATTAAAGATAATTGGGGGTCTTTGTTACCTCTATAAACAACTAAACTTAGGATTAAGATTCTGAAAATAGGATTATCAAACAATCTTCTGACAAATGATGGCATAGCAGGTTTAGCAAAGCCAGCATATAATACTAAAAAGAGAGACAAAGTTGTGGATACGTAAGTATTTCTATGTAGAAAAGATAAATCCATTTTATATTTATTATATAATATTATTAATATATTTTTTTTCTACCAAAAATAAATTTCTATAATATTTTTATAAATGGCATTACTCGGTTGGTATGCAAAACAGAGAATGAAATATTTAGTAGTTTTTTTATTAATAAGTCTATTATTTTATTTAGCTTTTATGAGACAATGGGAGCCATATAATACCCCATTTTGTTATAATGACAAATGTATAGTTTTACCTGCTTATGGAAAAAATTCTAGAGGAGGAAACTGCTTTGGAAATAAATGTAAAGCTGGAAGTTGTGTTGGAGAAAATTGTAGAGGTGGTGACTGTTCTGGATTTAATTGTAAAGCAGGAGATTGTTATGGTTTAAATTGTACTCCTGGAAGATGTAATGATCCTACATGTAAGAAGAAAAAAGATAATAATAAAACTTCACCGACATATGGACAAGAAATTGGTTGTACTCAAGGTAAATGTGGTGATGGACGAGCCTATCAAATTATAAGAGGTCCATTCCATAAATATACTAAAAAATTACCAGAAAATACTACAATTAATAAACAATATTGTGATACAGTCATAGCGGATAGTCAAATGAAAAAATCAGGTACTAAAGATTCCGCTGTTTGGAAACCTGAAATGAAAATATCTATGGTGAGATTTTATCATAAAGGTTGGCAAAAAACATCTTATACTAAGCCTAAAAGAAAAGAGGCTGAACCTATTGTTGTACAATTGGATCCTATTATTGATTCCAAACCTGGAATTTATAAAGGTGATAATTGTCAATGGTGTACAAATCAAGGTTCTAGAAAAGAAGGATCTGAATATATAACATATGATTTAGGTAAAGAGGTTTGTTCCAATTATAAACCTAAACATGAAATAGAAAAAACTGGCCCTGACAAAGATATTATCAAAGATAAATGGACGTGGGAAGAAGGAGATATTTATGAATGCTTTCCTAGAGATGCAAATGGTATCGTAATTGATTGTGATATGCATCCCACTGATGATGATAGAGTAACTTGGCAACATCAAATGGTTCAAGTAGATGACAAAACTTTCAGATGTAAAATATGTAATAGAACTTGTACCAAATAAAAAAAGATCTCCCATTTTAAAAAATAATTTAGTTTTATTTTTTTTATTATAAAAAATATCTAATTTTATATTAAATTAGCGTAATGTTATACTGTAGTATTGAAGACGCTTGGGGTCCTTTACCCGTTAATGAACAAGTAAAAAAATACAAAGGGGGAGGCTTAGAACATTTTCAGAATATTATTAAAAAAAAAGTAAATAAAAAAATCAATAAAAAACCTAAAAGAAATATTAGAAAATTAAAAGAAAGATTTGAAGATACTGAAGAATCATGTGATTCTGAAGAACCTGAATTTGTTTTAGATTATGATCAAGATCAAGATCAAGATCAAGAACAAGATCAAGAAAAAGATCTAGATCAAGAAGATTATCAAGAATCTGAATCTGAAGCCGAACCCACTTATACAGAAAATACAACTATTATTAATTTAAAAAAGAAGGTTAATAAATTAATAAAAGAAAATAGTAATCTTAAAGATAAAATTAAAAAATTTAAAAAAAATAAACCCTTAGTTTTAGATGATTTTATCAATGATTTCTTAACAGATAAAAATAGAGAAATAATAGTTATGACATTAATTGGATTAATGATTATTGTTATTTTCCATTTATTAGTTAGATCATCAAAATAATTTAATTTCTTATTTTAAATAAATATTTATAATAAGAAAATTTAGTTATGTATTAAAGCAAATATTCTTGGATTATCCCATGAAATTTTCATTCTATTATGATTATTAAGTGTTTTAGTTTTAAAATTACAGATATGATTTTGTATTTATTATATATCAGTTGTTTCTTTTTTTCTATATCAGTTATTTATTTTTTGATATAACAGTTGGTTGTTACCACTTTAACATGTTAAATATTTTATTTAGAATTCTTTATCTTTTTAGGATCCCAACAGACATAAAGAAAATTAGGTGAATAATGTTCAACTAATAAACCATTTTTTAAAAGTTTTTTATAAATATACTTGGAACATTCTTCAATATCATAAACAGGTAATCCGAAAACTACTTCTGGTACTAAATACCAACATTCATATGCTCCAGTTTGAGATACTAATACTATTTTTTTATGACATGCTTTTAATATTTTTCTATAAGATTCTTTTTTAACCTTTTCTTTTTTTTCATGAAATTTTTGCAAATCTTTCAAATCAATCATAATGATTATAATTTAGATAAATATTTTTAATCTAGGTTGCGTAAATAATGAATAAAAAAATAATTTTATTATTACAAATAAACATGTACAATAATGAAGAAATTTTTGATTTTGAAAAAAACATTGATACTTTATGTTTCAGTGGAGGTGGTACAAAAGGATTAGTATTTATCGGTGCATTAAAAGCACTAATTGATAAAAACGTAGTAAATTTAGAAAAAATTACCAAATATATTGGAACATCCGCAGGAGCTTTATTTGCTTTTTTATTATGTGTTGGTTATAGCAATGAAGAAATAGAAGAATTTATTTTAAATTTTGATTTTAGTAAATTAGAACCAAATATTGATTGTGAAGATTTATTTTGTAGTTATGGTTTAGATGATGGTAAAAAATTAGAATATTTATTAACTAGATTATTAGAATATAAGTTGAAAAAAAGTAAAATCACTTTTGCGGAACTATTTGAGATAACTAATAAAGAACTTATTGTTACTGCAACATGTATCAATAATAGTAAAGTTAAATATTTCAATTATAAATTTACACCAGATGATGATGTTATATTGGCTATAAGAATGTCTATTTCAGTACCATTTTACTTCTTCCCTATAAAATCAGAAGGTAATTTATATATCGATGGTGGAATTCTAGATAATTATCCAATACAATTTGGTGATAGAAATACTACGATTGGTCTAGTTGTATTATCTGAAAAATATAATAAAATTAAAGACTTTGGAAATTATATGATAAAAGTCATAAAATTAATTTTAAATGCAAATCTAATCAATAAAATAAAATTCTATAAAGATTGTACTATCGGTATTGTATCTTCTGAAAAGAATTTTATTGATTTAAAATTAACTTTAGATTCCAAAAAAATATTGATTGATCGAGGTTATGACAAAATTAGTAGAGATTATAATATTTTCGCTAAAGAATTAGCCAATAGAATTATTTATCAAATTATAGATCAAGTTACATTATCTAAAGATGCAGATGAAGATTTATCTATAAAGTCTGAAAATTTTAATTCTGAAGAGTCTTTTATTCCAGAGTTAATAACTCATCAAGATTCTACAGAATCGTCTAGTACAAGTGAATTAGAAGATATTAGTGATTCTAGTAATACTTTTGATAATTCTAAAAAATTATTAGCACATTAATTATTTATTTATTCTATCAAATATACCATATTCCATAGTGTTATCAGTATAATCATTTATACCCATAACTTTAAAATTATCATCGTCTCTTTCTCTTTCTTTTAATCTTTCTTCTATACTTTTATTATCAAATTTATAATTACTGTCTTTTAAAGAAAAGGCTACGTCTAATGAAGTAAAACTATTTCCGGTTACTCCTTGATCTTCTACATATAAATCATTATAACTAGAATCAGTTAAAGGAGAATATTGAGTTAAAATACCATTAACTGGTTGATAAGCTAAAGGCATAGCATCTCCAGATGATTTAATAATTTCTTGACCATAAATATTTAAATCTTCATCACCATCTTTAAACTGATTAAATTTATCATTAAATGTATCAGCATTAAATTTTGATCCTTTATCAAATATTGCTGCATAATCTACATTAAAATTACTTCTGCTATTCTTTAATTCATTCATTCTTTGATTTGCACTTCTAGAATCTAATATTAGATTATCATCTAAATAACCATGTTTTTTATTTAATTCATTAAATTGTTGATAAAATTCAGTTTTAGCTTCTATTTTTTCTTCTTCAGTTACTGGTTTTTTATTATAATCTTGATAATCTTTTCTAGCATTAATATGAGAAAAATTATCATTTTGTCTTTTGTTTTTTAAAAAGTTATCATATTTATCTCTATTAGTGTCATTTTTTAATACTTTATATGACATATTTATCATATATAATTCATCATCGTGTTTTGTTTGATCACCATTATTTTTATCAGGATGATATTTGAGAATTAATTTTTTGTATGATTTTTTTATGTCATCATAACTGGCATTTTCCTGAATATTTAGAATTTGATATAAATTGAATTCTAATTCTTCAAAATTAATTTTCATTTTGAATAAAATTTATATAATAAATATTTAATGTTTACGCAAAAATTTCTTTTCTTATATTAAATGACTTTAGAAAAGTTTAAAGCATGTTTAATTCTTGCATCATTTGGTGACACTTTTGGTTTCAAAAATGGGCATTTGGAATTTAACTTGGGAAATAATAATCCTCCTTTAGACATGACTATATCCTACATATTTGAATTTATTAGTATGGGAGGTATTAATAACATTAATATTAAAGACTGGAATGCATCAGATGATACTTTATTACAAATGGCTGTAACTAAATCATTATTAAAATCTGATAATTATTTACAAAATTGTATTGAAGAATTTATCAAAATTAAAAAAGATTTAAATACTGAAAAAAGACTTGGTGGAATAGCAACTTATGAATCAATATCTATTTTAGAAAAAACTAAAGATCCTGAATCTATAAAATATTTAGAATCATCGGGTGGTAATGGGGCAAGTATTAGATCAATGGCTATTGGTTTGGCGTTTTCTAAAAATAAAGATAAATTAATTGAACATTCTATTGAAATAGGGAGATTAACACATAATCATGTATTCGGTTATTTAGGATCATTAGTTACAGCATTATTTGTATCTTATGGATTAGAAGGTATTCATCCTTTATTATGGGCTGATAAATTAATAAAATTATATGAATCAGGATCTATAGATTCATATATTGAAAAGAAAAATAGAGATGTACAATTGTATCATAAAAATAAAGATACTTTTTTTAACTATTGGAGAATTTATGTAGAGAAATTTAAAGATAGAACATTAACTTCAGAAATTAATATTATTGAAAAATTAAAATTTTATGAAAGACATTTCTCTCCTCAAGTAAATACTAAAAAAGGTAAGGATTATAGTAAAATAGGTGCGTCTGGGATTGATTCTTTAATTGTAGCATATGATTCTTTATTATTGTCTTTAATCTCAAAAAATAAACATCATGGAATATTTTATAAAAAAATTGCTGACAGATTTAATGTTAACAAAAACGCACTAAATTCTGAGTTGAATAATACTATTCTAAGTTGGGAAAAATTAGTGATTTATTCCATGTTACATGTCGGAGATTCAGACTCAACAGGAACAATTGCTGCTGCATGGTTTGGGGCTTATCAAGGTTTTGATCAAGTACCTAATATAAATTATCAAAATCTTGAATTTGGTAAAGAAATAAATGATTTAGTTATCAAATTATACAAAAAATATAGTTAAATATGTTTACAAATATTTATTTACATATGTTCACAAATATTTATTTACATATGTTTACAAATATTTATTTACATATGTTTACTAGCAAAACTAATTAAATCAGCTACTGTTCTTCTTCCATTGTATTCATATGCTTTATTATTTTTAATCAGTTTTATAGTTGGAAATCCTTCGATATCATATTTAGCACAAATAGGTTCGTTTTCACTTACATCACATTTTACATCTTTTACAACTATATTTTTTCCTTTCATTTTTTGTGTAAATTCGTCCCAAATAGGTTGAAATTTTTTAGAATAATAGCACCAATCTGTATTGAAGTTCATAATAATAGGATTACTACCATCATCAATTAATGAATTATTTTCTTCTTCTTGGTACATACTTCTTATTTTATTAATATTATTAGCATTTGTATTACCACAGCAAGAAGGTGCTTTTTTAGCTTCAGCCTCTTCTAATTGTTGAAGAACTGTGTTGCTCTTGATATTGCTATTATTATTGCTATTACTATTATTGCTAGCAATAAAAAGTATAAATAAAAGAACAGTTACTCCTATGAATATTATTTTTTTGGTCTGATCATTAATTTCAAACATTATATATTATATATAATATATTTTAAAAATATATAATTTAAAAAAAATATATTATAGAATTTTTTTTAAAAATATTTTCTTTTACATATTTATAATAATAATATTTATGTCACAATACGGAGACATGAGACCATTGTTCTCAGGAGCACATATAGTTGCTCCTAATAACGTAGATTATAAAGATCAAAGAGCTGACTTTCTTGCCATGACTCTTGTTGAAAAAAGATTGGGAATGTTAAAAAAATTTAATTTTATTGGTTATAACAGTGAAAATCCTGATGAGATAGATGAATCAGTTGTAGATTTTGCTGAACTACTTGGTAAATATCATAGAGCTCTAAGTGAAGAAGATAATTTGACTAATAAACATTCTGCTGCTTTACTTGCTGAATATAAAAAATCAGATGCAAAGGCAAAAGAATTTTACGATAGAACTTTAGCAATTGCTCCTGCTCCTGCTGCTAGTAGTACTAGTGGTGCTGGTGCTGCTATGGCTGGTGGTGCTATGGCTAGTGAATTTTTGCCTACTGAAAGTTTAGTAGATTTTACTGCTGCTACCAGTGGTAGTGCTGCTAGACCTTTTACTGCTGCTACCAGTGGTAGTGCTGCTAGACCTTTTACTGCTGCTACCAGTGGTAGTGCTGCTAGACCTTTTACTGGTTTTTTTTCTGGAATAGCTGATGATGATGCTGAGGATGAGGATGCTGGTGCTGCTGCTTCTTTTATTACAATTGCTAACTACGTAGCAGCCAATCCAGCCCTCGTTGACGCAAAACACAAATTTGTATTAAGACGTAACGGATTTGCAGGTTTAGTTAGAGAAGCTTCAACTGATGATATTTCTACAGCAATAGGTCAAGCATTTATTAACGAATATAATGCTAATTTAATAAATAGAGCACCTTATAAAGCTCCTCAAGAAATAAAAGTTTTCCCTATTAACCTCGCAAAATTATTCTTGAAATCTGAAACTGGATATGTTACTGATCCTGCTTTAAGTTTAATCTTTGCTGAATCTGCCGATCCTGAAGTTTGGATAAGAAATTCTGCAGGTAAATTAGTAGCTGCTGAAAATGGTGCCGAAGCTGGTGCTGCTAATGTAGGTAACGATGCTTGTGCTGGAACCAAAGTTAATCCTAATGTTAGCGGTTTAAACTGCACTGATTATGTTTCTAAATGTTTAATTGGACAAAACATTGATGCCTGCAGAGCTTACTTTGCCAATGAAAATTTCTATAACAAAACCATAGCAGAAGTACAAAGTATGGATCCTATGGTTGCTGTAAAAATGTTAAGAAAATTCGGATTCAAAGAAGTATCTGAATATGATTCTGACCAAAGAATGAACATTGTTACTATCGAACCTGTAGCCAAATGGATTGAAGGATTAACTGGTAAGGCTGAACAAGAAACTATTAATGCAATCAGTGCTAACGACCAATTAAAAAATTACTTAGGATGGATTATTCAATTAGTTAACAGAAACCCTTCTATATTAAACCCTGGTTACAGAGGTGATTTAGATGCTAACTCTCATGATCCTAACAGATTTGCTTATACTGGTTTCGCTAAAATGGGTATCAAAGCTAGAAGACCTGTAAGAAACAGCTGCTACAAAGATATTGATGCTATTGCTAATGCCATTGATCAAAACAACATCACTTTAGGTATCAGAGTTAATTCTCCTATTGTAGGTGGTATTGTTCCTATTGTAGTTAGAAATGGATTTATGAATGGAGGTGGTTCTTATGCAACTATCAGTCAATCAGAAACCAGTGTAGCTGCATTAAAATCTAACAGAAGAAATACTTCTGAAATCTTAAGTAAAACTTTTGAATACTTAACCAAAAAATTAGAAGCTTTCAACAAAGGTATCTCTACTAAAGATAGCAGCAAAATCAATGAATTAATCAATGATTTAGCCAAAAAAGAAAATAAATTATATGAAGTAATTGACTTTGTAGAAAAATATGCTATGTTAGTTGATGTCTTCGGAGAAAAAAGAGTTGCTGAAGTAGTAACTGTTGACCAAATGAAAAAAGCTGTACAAGCCAGATCTAAATTGTTCTCCAAAAAAGTTAAAAGAGAAACTGATATTGTCAGTGTATTAAAATCTTTAACTGGTGCTGTTGAACAAGAAACTCCATCTGGTCAAGGTAACCTTGCCGGAACTGCATCTGGTTTCTAAATCAATTAATTTTTAATATATTATTTTAATTATTATTAAATAATAATTAAATTAATTGCTGTAATCTTTTGCATTAGACCTATTATTTTAATTATTATTAAATAATAATTAAATTAATTGCTGTAATCTTTTGCATTAGACCTATTATTTTAATTATTATTAAATAATAATTAAATTAATTGCTGTAAGCTAAACCACCAAGACCATTAACTATTCTAAAAATATTATGGGTTAAACCATAAATTCTAATTTTAGCCGGATGTTTGTAGGAAACCATTTTATCTAAATGTAATTGTAATTTTGCTTCATCTATTTGACTGAAATTACATGTTCCAGAAGGTTGATTACCGCTAGGATTTAATGAAAATGAATATAATGAAATACCTTTACTTGGAGTTGTATTATGATGTTGATAAGGTTGAATTAAATTAAAATAATTAGAATATCTTTCTGAAACTCTTTCATTATGATTTAATAATATAGTACCTTTTTTAAAAATATCTTTACCTTTATGATAATCATAACTAGTTGTATAATTAAATATATCATTTCTATGTTTATTAAAATCCATTTGTAATCTCCAAATTATTTCTTTACAAGGATGACTAAAAGGAATTTTTACCGAAACATTATTATTTACCAAAGTTGTTTCTCCAGAATATTGTAATTGAGTTATTAAATACTCATGATTAGATTTTAAAAATCTCTTTCTTTCAAATGTATCCAAATAAATATAATTAACTAAAATATATGAATTTATAAAAGAAGGATATTGCATAAAATAATCTTGACTAGAACCAGAATTTAAAATATTACTAGTGTCTATTTTAGGATAACATTTATATAAACTTTCAGAACCATTTATTACATATTTGGATTTATCTGTTGATGATGTATATGATATTAAATTACTTGATAATGAATCATAATAAATTCTATTATTTAAAACATCAAAATCTACAAATTTTCCTTCATAAATTGATCCATCAATTTCTTGAAATATAACTTCCCCCTTTTTAAATAAAACAATATTTTCATCTATATCTATATAATTAGATGGACTTTTAATATAACAATCTTCAAATTTATTAAATTCAACATGAATTTTAATATCATTATATTGTAAAGCTATCACCGGTAAAGCTAATCCATTCTCACCACAGAACCAAAAATTTAAAGGTATGTAAACAGAATATTGGTTTTTCCCATTACTAACTTCATTTAAGTGTTTAATATTTCCGATCATTTTATTAACACCATCAATATTATTAGAACCCTTTTTATGTAACTCATCCCAAATATTTAACCAATCACCATATTGTTTATCAATAAGTTGACCACCTATTTCAAGTTCAATATTCTTAATTAAAGAGAAACCTATTTTTTTTGTCCAAGCAAATCTTAAATTTGAACCAATATTTTGTTTAATAATACTAGGTAAAGTTACATATAAATACATATCTGAAATCAAATCTCCATTTTTTGAAATTGTACATGTAACTCTTCTATTAAAATCAGGAGTATTTTTAAAAAATTGAGGTATTGGTTCAGTAGAAAAATTAGTGTGTCTTCTATATATAATTTTAAAAAATGTAATTTCTGGATTACCTGATAAATACAGGTTTTCTATTCCATAAGATACTAATTGAATTAAGCCTCCGCCCATTTTATAATAGTAATATAGAAAAAATAGAAACAAAAAACGCAATTTTTACACAAAATAATTTTTAAAATGAAATTCTGGATTGGAATAATATAAATATTTTTGATCACCGTCATTTATTTCTGTTATATATAATGATATACTACTTTCTTCATCATCAAAATATTTTTTATTTTTTTGAGGATCTATAATAAAATCAAATTTTTTTATCTTTTGATAAATACCCATATTAAAAACTTCTTCTTGATTATTCTGATATAATTGAATTAGTTTCATTCCTTTTTCTAAATATTCTAGTTGTGTTGAACACTCCATAGAAACAACATAACCTATAATTATATTATAAAGTTGGGCTTTACCACAATAATCAGAATCCTTCAACATTAACAAATCCAGATTATTATCATAATGTAATGTCCTAGTTAGATTCCTTGATGAAATTTTTGGATTATTATTAGTAATGTCTAAAATGAAATACACTTTACCCATTATTTTGAAGATTAGTTTTATGATATATTAATATTATCATAAAATTATTCAATTTTTTATAAAAGTAAATAACTGTTCAATTGTAAAGTTAATTTTTCATTAAAAATACCGGCGTAAAAAATCATTGTTCTTACATCTATGCATTTGTAATTTTTTTCAATATAATCTATTAAACCAAAAATATATTGTTTAAAAAAATGTAATATAATAAATCTGACTAAAAATAATAATAATTGTGTAAAGTTCATAATTAATATTATATTTATTTTAATATTATTTTTGGGTAAAATATTGTCTACCAATTATTCATAAAATGCTAACCCTCCAAAACCACTCATTATTCTCAAAACATTATAACTTCTACCATATAATCTTAAACTACCCGGATTATCTTTACTAATTCTTTCTGTTGCTTCAAATTCTAATCTATTATCACCTGTAACACTAAAGTTACAACTACCAGATGGTTGATCTTCTAATGGATACAGAGAAAAGTTATGCACATAAATACCTTGATCAGGTGTTTTCTTGTAATTCATAGTTTGAACATAATTATAGAAATGTGCATCTTTATCAGACGTTATCTTCCTATTATAAATTTTAATTGCCCCCTTATCAAAGAAATCATGATATTTTATTTCTTTTTGTTCCTTTTTAACTTTAAAATTATAAGTATTCATACCATTATTTTGGGCATTTCTACCATTATTAATTTTATCTGCTTTCCATACATTTGTAGAATCATCATTACCCTTAAATTCAGTACCATTATATTTTCTAGATAATTGTATTTGAGTAGTCGATACAACTTTAATAATAAAATAAACTTGATTATCTAAATAATTTGTAGCTCCTCCACCATTAGTATTAAACATTATCACATCATTTAGAATCAAATTATGATTTGTAGAAGATGTCCAAATATTAGTACTAGCAGTATAACTCCAATCTGCATTAATTGTTTCTTTTTCATATTGTAGATAAAACTTCATATATTTTTCTCTTAAATAATAATCTAATGTAACATCAACTAAATTACTGAATATTTTATATTCATCTATGAAACTATTTGGAATTAATTCAATTGGAGTATTTAATGTTATATATTGATTGTAAATCTTCAAGTTATCTAAATAATCATTTTGATAAATGTCATAATTAATTATTTCTTCTGTATCACAATAAACAGAATTTTCTTTGTTATCAATATTCTTTTGAGATTTAATTACCCATACAATATCCTTAATTGGATCTACAAAGTCAATTTTAACATTATTAAATTTTTCAGTAATCATTTCTGGAGCAATACTTTGTATTCTTTCTATTAAATATTCATGTTTAGATTCAGCAAATAATTTTCTTTCAGTCTCTTCTAAATAATAATATTCAGCTAACAAATTCACATTTATATTACCTTCCTGTTTTAAAATACCATTACTAGCATATTTAATACAATCTTCTAATTTACTCAATTTCATTTCTATTCTAATTGAGTTATTATGTAATGCAATTAAAGGTAAAGCCAAACCAGGTTTTTGACAAAACCAAAATTTTAATGGAACATATAATCTATAATTACCTTTAGGTGTTTTATCATATTTAATTAATTCTGGTATATCACCAATCATCTTATTAAATTGTTTATTATTGTTAGTATACAATTGATGATATAAATCTAACCATTCACCTGTATGTCTATCTATTTTTTGTTCTCCAATAAATACTTGAATGTAATTGATTATGTAATAACCTATATTTTTAATAAAACTTAATTCTAAATTATTTTCTGAAACAGTTGCTGGTTTTATTAATTTTTTATTTCTTAAAATCTTTTCATTATAAATTTCTATATTTTCAGTTATTCTATTCTTTACTTTTACAATATTATTTTGATATGATATTAAAAAATTATCACTAATCTTTCTTTTATTAATAGAATTAATTAAGAAGGTATGTTTTCTAAAAGAAGTAGATTTATAGAAACTTAAATCTAAAGGAAATCTACCATTAAACTCTTTGTATTTAGGTATTAAAGTATTAGTCTTGTATAATTTATAAATTGTATTTTGTGTTATTGTAAAAGTATCTTTATTTTGAATTATTAATTTTATATAATTACCATCAATATTATTATTAATAAACAATATTGAACTAACTCCATAATCATTCAATCTGATATTAGCATTTAATGGATTCAAATAGTCAAAATTAGTATCAATTCTTATAATTGGATAGTTATCTACAGGATCTAAGCTGATATTTTTTGTAACATCCGTTTCTGAATTTATAATTAATTTATCATCTAGATCAATAAATGAAGTATTTGTAGTTGTAATTTTTCTTGTGGAATCAGTATATGTTAGATTATCTCCTAATAATTCTTCTACTAAATAAAGTTTTGAAATATTATAATAAGTACCATCAGGTATTGCAATATCAATAGTTATAACATTACCATTAATTACTGTAACTTTTCTAATATATTTATTCTCAATTATCACAATATCATTCACTACTAATTCAGAATTGGGAGTTTCTGACATTGTAACAGTAGTTGTATTGGTAACTATTAAAGTATAATTTTGATCCATAAAATTAATACTTTCTGATTTTTGATAATATATAGTAGCATTACTGCTTATATCAGAACCGATAGCTTCTTCTATAATAAGACCATCAGTTTCTTTTATCTGAATAAATCTAAAATATTCTTTATTTGAATTAGAAGTATCAATTATTTTTAAAATATTGGTTTGTCTTATTAATGGTGTTTTAGTAGTAAAGTATAATTGTCTTTTTCCGGAACCATCATAAAAATTTAAAATATCAAAATTACCTGAATTACCATATTTAATAGAATAATTTGTATTTTGCAAATTCATATTTAATTCTGAATATTTATAAATAATAACAGATGTTGCTTCAATATTAACTTTATCAATATAAACTCTTCTATTAGTGCTATCAATATTTTCAATTTCTCTAACTCTAGGATTATATTCTTTATTTGAACTATAAAATAAAATACTATCACCTATATTCAAAGTATTATCAGTATAGTTAGTTCCTACTATTGCATCAAAATAATATAATGATTGTCCAATTTCATTAACAGCTGTAGGACTTTTTATAATATTATAAGTAGCTGTGTCATGTATTTTATCACCTAATAAATCATACTTGTATATTTTACTATCAAAATCTATTTGATTAGAACCACTTAAATATTGAGATGCAGATTCTCCATATGCTTTTTTATTGAAATGTACATCTTTGTTAAATTCTATATCTAAAGTTCTATCTTTCTTATATGTTTCCATTTTTTCAATCTGTAATTGCCTTAAATGAATAATTTTATATTCTGAATTAGTTAGATCAGTTTTTGCAGGCAATGTTAATTGATAATTAAATTGTTCTTTTTGATCTACAATATCTGTTATTTGTACTACTAAATTATTACTAGTATCAACAATATAATATTTATGTTTATAACTATCCACATCAGCATAATATATTAATTTATCTGATAAAACAACATTTACTTTATTTTCATCCACTTGATATTGATTAAAATTAAATTCATTCTTAACTATTAAATAATAATTTATAGGTATTGGCAAGGATTCAACAGTAGGTTTTACTAAAACTAATATTTGCTTATTTTCTTGATAATATAATTGAGCAGTATTATTAGTTTCGGTTAATTCTGTGTTACTAAAACTTAAATTAAAACCATTGTTCAAATCAGTAAAATTTAAGCCTATTTTAACTGTTACTTCATATACATATTCATTTAAATTGCCTAAATTAGCATAATCTATTGAATAAGTTTGAAAACCACTTAATACATTTTTGTAATATAATGTCCATGACAAACTAGAACTAATATTAATATTTTTAACCAAAAACAAATAACTGGTTGGTGAAATTATCTGATTATAAACTAAAGGATAAGATTTAACTAATTTGGTATTATATGATTTTAAAGTAAAATCAAATTCCTGGGTATGACTTTCATCTATATTTAATTCTTGATTGAAATTTAATTCTAGTAGACCAAAATAATCTTCAGATATTGGGAAAGACTCAAAAAATAATCTTGCTTCCTCTATAATTTCTAATTTATCCAAATTTAGATTATTAAAATTATAATTTAAGTCTAAAATATATCCATTTGTTTCATAAAAATAATTAGTTAATGTATTTACTTCTTGATTAAATGTTCCTTCAATTGTTAATTTAATATCTGATTCAATCGATTTAATTTGTCTAATATAATCGAATCCATTAATTTCAATTCTAATAAAATCAGATACTCTTAATTGTTTGATAAACTTAGTATTAGTTCCATCTATTACATTATATTCATCACCTGAAATCTTAATTTGACCTAATAATTTTTGTAATTTGAATATATTTGTTTCTTGTAAAATAAAATTATTTATTCCAAAATCTATTTGTATTTGAGTATCAGAATTTATTTGAACTATATTTCTATATTCAAAATTATTATGCTTTGTTTTTAATCTTATTTTATCTCCTACTTTTAAATCCTTTGTAAATTTAGTGTTGGTACCATTTATTATTAAACCATTAATATTAGCTTTATTTATTTTACCATGAATTTTTATATAACTAGATTCTATTGTCTTAATTGGTATTTTATTCAAATAAGTAACTGGATAGTAAAAATATGTACCTAAATTATGTGTTGATGATGTTATTTTCTTATTATTTGTTAATGATACAATTCCTGTAGATTCGCTTAAATAATTAATTTTTACTAATGTTACAATAGTTATATTTGGTACTGATTCATTCAAAATTATACTAGTATCACTAGATATAGTTTCTACTTGTCTTACATATTTATTGTTAATTATAATAATATCATCTACAGATAATTGAGTTTGGAAAATTGTATTAGTACCTGTTATTGTAGTTGTTGTGATATTATTGGTTGTAGTATTATTTATTGTAGCTTGAGAAATAGTTTCTATTGATGTTTTATTGAAATCTTTAATTAAAAGTAAATCTTCAAGATAAGTTATTTTAATTTTTTCTGATGCTTTATTTGATAAAGATAATGCATTTTCTTCTTCTATAATTATTTCTTTATCATTAATAATATCAAATATCTTTCTAAAATATGTATCAATTTTAATAATATAATAATTTGTATAATTAACATCTATATCTTGATCTTGAATATGTTCTCTAAAATTTATTACTAATTTATTTTGATATTGTGTATCGTTAATTACTTGATAATTATAAGATTTAACAGGGTATGAATTTTCTTGTAATAAAAAGTATTCTTTATAAACAAATTCTGCATTAGATATTACCTCAAGTATTTTTAAATTATCATCACTTGTTTCTTTTAACAATTTTATAGGATTTGATCCAAAGTTTAAAATACTTGTATTATATATATTTAATTCAGTATTTTTAATAAAGTAAAATTTGTATAAATATCCAACTATTTTAAGACTATTAACAGGTTGATTATATGTATGTGATATATTAATTTTATCTTGTTCTGTAACTAAATCAGGTAAATTACAATCCAAATTATTGATAGAATTACTAGTTATAATTTCAACATCAGATTCTTTAACATTTTGTAAGTATTTGTAATCTAAAGTAATTTTAGAATCAGCTGTTACTAATTGATAATTATTTAATGTAATATCATAATTAATTTTAATATTATCATCTCTTATATATGATAATTCTTTAAGAACTTTAACTTCAGTACCATCTAATAATTTTACTAAAATGTAATATTTAGCATTTGTACTTAATGTATAAGGATCTCTTTCTAAATCAATAATTTTAGTATCTAATTGAATGATTGTATGATAAGGATTTGTGTAAATTTGATAATAATTTGTAATATTTAATGGTTGGGTAGTGTAATCGGATGTAGTAAAGTTTGAATTTTCTAAATAACCATAAAAACTAATAGATTCTATACTCATAAATTCAATATTGTATTTAGTCAAATCTAATAAGTATCTGTTACTGGCATTATAATCAATTAAATTTTTAACATTAAATATTTCAGAATAATTTATACCCTTGTAATTCTCTGAAAAGTAATAATAAAAATAATTAATTAAATTCTGTGTATGATACTTATTTAAATTAAATAAGAAATCTGAAGCTACTCTTTCTGATGGTATTTTAATATATTTATTAATTAAAATATTCATTTGTTCATCTATTTTATTAATTCTTAAATAATTAATAATATCATCAAAATTTACAAATTTAATAATTTTTTGAATATCATCTATTTCTTCTTGATAATTATTGTATTGATTTTGATCTATTCTTTGCGAAATATTAAATAATTCTTCTAAATTCATACTGGTAGAAATAGATTGATCAAAATTTATTCTTCTCTTTAATTTTATACTTGAATCAATTTCAAATTGATTTGGTAATAAGTATCTTCTAGATAATTTAAAAGTAGTAGTTAATCTATATAGTTTATTCAAATCTATTTCTAATTTAATATAGTATTTTAAATTTTCTTTTTCTTCTATTTCATCTAAATATAACACTTTATTAATAGTATTAGATTGATAATCAGATGTAGAGTTATATTCTTCTAAAGCTAAAATTTGATTATTTTGATTTGGTTTTACATTAAAGGTTATTATAAAATTGGTTAATGTTGTCCAATCTTTTTCTATTTTTTCAATACTAAAACTACTTTCCAAGTAATAAGTTTTACTTGTATCAATATCAAATGTATTTACCATTTCTAAATAAAAAATTAGATCATCTCTCTTTTCAATAACTTTAGCATTATGATAAATATAATTTCCATCACTGCCCTTTTCTAAAATTGACCAAACTCCTTCTAAATTATTTATTGTTCTTTCTGTTTCTATTCTTACCCATTTATCCAAAATAGTAATATTTTTAATAATTTGATTTTCTTTATAAATGAATGTATTTTTATCAATTATTTTTTGTTCTTTTATAGATGATAACTCTTCTTCTTTTAAAATTGTACCTAATTCAAATACATATTTATTTGTAATACTACTATAGTATACATTTTGAATGTATTGGATCTGTGAATTGATTATTAAATCTTGTTTCAAATATTCTTGTTCAATAAATTTTTCTTGACATATCAAATTTGTTAAAATAATATTTAACTTATCAGTTATAAAATGTATATCTTGATTAATTGTAAATGCAGTAGCTGATCCAACTAAATAATCAAACGTATTAATAACATTTTCTTTTTTCAAAACAATCCCATTGTAATTCTCGTGTTGAGTATAATCTGCTTGATCATTTGTTATAGCAGGTGTTTGATTATATAAATAAGTTAAATTACACAATAGTATTAAATCTTTAACATTAACAAATTGATTAAAAATATTATACAATTGTCTATGACCATAATAATTAATAAATTCTTCAGCAATTAATTCGAATATTTCATCTAATGTTAAATAACCATCGTAAGATGGATTAATAATATTAAAAATTTCAGTATCTTTAAAAGTAAATTCTGAATTTATTTGTGTTTTATCTTGATTTATATTTTCAATAGTGTATTCTTTCTCTTGTATTAAAGTATTATTTTTATTATCTGCTGTTTGATTTGATAATTCTAATTGATAACTATTAATAGACTCAAAAACAAATCTGATATTATCTGATACAAAACTACTATAATTCTTTGTAGAATCTTTTAATTGTAATTCTGATATTATTGATGATGAATAAAATTTAATTTCACTAATATTTTTTAATTTTTCTATTCTTGTAATTATATATTGATTCACCAAATTATTGTATTGATTAAAAGTACTAATTTTGTATGAGTAATTTGGATTAAAATCATAATCAAATATATCACTTCTAATACTGTAGATTTTATTACTATTATCTGCAGATTTAAATGATGAGACTTCTAAATAATCATCCACAGATAAATTTGTAACTGAATCTAAGGTTATTGTATTATTAGTTACTTGTGTAACTTTTCCTATATATTCATTATTGTTAAAAATACTAGTACCAATATGATAATCATTTAAAATATTTGATCCTGATACAGTTAATATTAATCCATTAATTACCGTAATTTGATCAGTAGTTACTTTAATATTAGATATTTGATATCTCAATTTAATATCTGATAAAATATTAACAATATTATCAGTTTGATTCAAACTAAATTTACTATTCAAATCTAATTTAATTTCTTCTGGATCGGGTGTATCTATTTTAACATCAATTATTTTGGTCCAATTATTTAAAATACTTGAATTTCTAAAATTAATATTAGTAATATTAAATGATTTGGATTCAATTAATTTTGAAATATAGGAAGCCTTTTTCTTATAATTGTAGAATTCTTCTAAATAATGTAAATCATTTAGTTCAAATTGAACATATTTAAAACCTGTTATACTGCTAATAGTTGATGAAGTTTCTTTATTTTCATATCTAACTGTTCTATCTAAAGGTAATACATCATATTCGCTTTCAACTGAAGAGATAAAACCTGTATTACCTGAATATAAATTATTTATTGGATAGACTGAGTTAAAATAATATTTGGCAGTTGAAGATGTATCTAACGTATTTTGATAAATTATATTGCCCGTATATGTTTTTTTACTCAAATCTACATAATCAATATCAAAATATTTAAATTCATTCTGATCTTTTTCTTGAATAATTGAAATTAATGATTTTTCTAGTTTTTTAACAGAATATGAATTACTTGCTAAGTTTATTTTATTATTTAAGATTATTTTATTTTTTGAAATTGAATTTATTTTACAAATTATGGAATTATTAATCAAAAGTTTATCATCTACATCCATATTAGGTTTATAGGGTTTTTCAAATGTTATTTCATTAGAGTTACTAATTATTGTTACATCAGATTCAATCATACAATTTTGAATTTCTTCAACAGATTTTATTAGCTTATAATTCATTTGATAATACAAATTATCATTAGCAGTAATAATTTGTTTAGAACCATTAGTTATAGTTAAAGTTGTTACTTCTAAATTTATTGATATGTTATTAACTGATCCCAAAAATAACCCATCATTATTATATAATTTAGTGTTAATTATTATATTCGAATCAGTATTATATACTGTTAAACTTGATAAAATATCATTAGTATATGTTGGTGTATCAACAGTAAAACTAGATATTTCTAATAATGGTTTATTCAAAATAAGATAATTAATTGAATTTGCTACAAATATTTCATCATTTGTTGACAAAGTTATTCCTGATTCTAATTTTGTTTGAACATTATTATTACTTTGATTTACTGTTACTGAATTAACCACACCTATTATTTGATTATTTGCATTTAATAATAAAGAACCTTTTTTAACAAATTTATTTACATTCACGAATTTAAATGTTATTGTTGTAATATTATTATTTGTATTAGACGAATTTACATATAATCCTGTTTCTATTTTTTCATAAACTTGTAAATTTTTTGAAATTGTAGTTATTTTATTATCATTAAATTTTAAAGTACTACCAATTCTTAGAGATGAATTTGTAATTTTAATCATATTTGGCAAATATAAATCATCGTTTACATTAATTGTATTTACAAATTGATCGAATTTAATAGTCTTATCTGTATTAACTTCTGTAATCATACCTATTAGTAATCCATGTTGATTGACAATATTATCTCCATAATTTAAAACCTTGGTAGCATCTTTATCTAATGTTAGAGTTGTAGAATTAATAGAAACTACTTTAATTCCTAGTTTATAATCACTAATAGTATTATCATTTAAATCTAATTGATAACCACATAATTTATTGATCTTATGAATTACTAAATTAGTTTGAAGACCAATTATTGCAGAATCTATTTCAATTAAATTTTCATTATAAATATAATTAATTTTTCTTATTAACTTATTATTATCAATATCTACAATAATTTTATCACCTATTTGTAATTCATTCACGAATTTAGTATCAATACCTTCTATCAAATTAGTATTATTAATATTTACCCTACCTGTTAATTCAGAAGGGGGTAATATTAAATATTTACTAATTTGTAAGTTATTTCCAAAAAATAGTAAATCATGATCAATCTCTATTTCGGTATCACTGATTATTTTTGAGACAATACCATAATCATAATTTTGATTAAAATTAATCATAACATAATCACCTATTTTTACTTCTGATTTAAATAAAGTATGTGTACCTGTAATTTCTTTTCTATTTATATTTGATATTGTTACTAATCCAGTTAACAATAATGATTTTGATTCTTTATTAATTTGATAGTTATAAGGAGTTTCTAATTTAATATCATTTACTTTATACAAAATATTTTCTTTAGAAATAATAGCCTCATCTATTTTTTTATCAACTGTTATAACTTCTTGATTAGGATTTGAACTTGTATCACTATATAAATTTACAATATTTAAATCATATTGTTTACTTTCATTTTTTAATACCAACTTATCTCCTATAACTAATTTATTTTTGAATAAACTAGTACCACTAGATTTAATATCAAATGTATTAATTGCTACATCTATTTTACATTCTAAAATTTGGTAATTTTCTTCTGGATAATCATTATTCAAAATAGTTTTATATGCATAATATTCCATTAAATCAATAGATTGAGAGTTAGCTATAGAAGCAATTGTCGTAATTTCTTGATTTAAATAAACTTTATTATTGACAAAATCAATACTTTTAATTCTTCTGAAATATGTTTGATCTTTAGATTGAACATTAACAACAATTTTTAGTAAATTTCCAATAGATAGTGTATCTTTGGGATTTATAGTAGTTACAAAATGATCATAAGTATTAGAAGAAGAACCCGAAATTGTTAGATTTGTACCAATATTTTTAAATTTTGCAGAATCATGTTTTTTTAATTCAAATATTGTTTTATCTAAAAAATGACTTATTTTTGAAGCTTTATCTAATGACAATTGAGTATCACTAGTAATTGTAGTTACTAATCTTTCTTCATAATTTTTATCAGAATAAAAAATAGAATATTTCTTTGATGAATCAATTATAATATCTGAATTTAAAAACAAATAATAACTGCTTATTCCTATTTTTTGAATTGAATTTACTTTATTGACAGCTCCATTTTTTTCTTCTAAAATATATGATTTATTTAAATCTAATTCTATTTCTATTTCTAATTCTTTTTCTAAATTTACTTGATATTGTGATTCTGCTAATCTTTCTATTTTTAATAATTCAATTTCTATATCGTAACCTCTAAACAAAAGCTTATCACCTAAATTAATTTCTGATTGAAATTTACTACCTATTCCAGTGACTGTAGTATTATTAAAAGATACTAATCCAGATAAATCAAACATTTTTTTTTCAATTTGATCAATTTTATGATAATTAAATACCTCAATTTTGGATACTTTATTAGTAATTGAATACAAATTTAAATCATCTTCAACTTTAACTAAATTATTTGCAGATAAAACAATTGTAGTAATAGCAGTACCACTACTACTATTATTATTAATAGATGCAATAACACCAATTAGATTACCATCAGAATCAAAAATATTGTCATTAGAATTAAAATAATAATTTGGATCTGAAGTATCTATTATTATATTTATCGATGTATTAATATCATAACCATCTACTTTATTTACTTTAACTGGTGTTTCGTCCACAAAATATTTATTAATATATAATGATTCTGATAATTCTATTTGTGTTCCGTTAACAACTCTCGAAACTTGTCTAATATATTGATCATCATCTAGTTTAAATCTTATATATTCCCCTGATTTTACTACATGGTTAATATCTAAATCATTACTAAAATTAGAGAAATACAACATTTGATTATCTACTCTAGTAATAATTAAATCATAATCTCTTACATAACTCAAATTATAGTTTTTTTCATCTATATTAATTTCTTCTTGTAAATAAATTTTATCCAAAAGCTTTTTATTATATGAATTTAATATATGATCTATTACAATCATATTATTATTTTTTAAAACTATTTTATTGGTTCCACTTAAAAATAAATTTTTATTAATTGTATTATCTATTATTTTATCTGAATGAAGATTATAATTAGATTCTATAGTAATTGGATCGGATTTTATATAATATTTACTTTCATTTAATCTTTCAACATTATCAAGAGATTTAATACCCTTACTTAATCCTTCTATTATATTAAATTGATAGTTATTTCCTGAATATTCATCCATACTAATTTCAGAATTTGTTATTCTATTCATTTTATTTAATCTTTTAACATAACTATCTGTTAATTTAAATTTTTGATTTATAAAATCTGTAAATTGAAGTTCATGCTTTTTATTCCAATTAACTAAATGTTGATTATATTCATTCAAATTTTTTGTTGTTTGTAATTTTAATAAATTATTTTTTTTTTCAAGTTCTACTTTATTTGTTTTATCATCTATGTAATAAAGAGTATTATAATTTTTACTTGATACAATATCCAATTGCAAATCAGAAGTGTAATACATATCTTTGTAATCATAAATAATCTTATTAATATACAAAATTAATTCTGGGATAGATTTAGTATAATTTATTACATTAGGTGTAAATGCCTTAATTTTTAAAATTTTGTAATTTTCTAAATAATAATTCCAATGCAAATTGTTTAATTCATTTAATTTATTAGAATAAATGTAAATATCATAATTATTAGGATTATTTGTTATATCTGAAGATACTATATAATATCTGAATTTTTCCCAATTATTATAAGTAATTTCAATATTTGATGTATTTTTTTCAAAATATTCTATACCATTAAAGGTTTTTGAATTAAATGAAAATATTTTCTTGAAATCAAGATTAAAAATTTGACTCTGAATATTTGTATCTTGATAAACAACTTGATTTAAATCAACATAATAATTTATATCACTCGAAAAATTAGAATCTACTTCTAATGTATTATCATCTATTATTGTTTTAATTTGTTTAGATTCATATACATTTCCAATTTTTACTCTAACTATAGAATTAACCTTCAAATCATTTGTAAAATTTGGTATTTCATATTTTACAAGATCAATATTTTCTTTTTTATAAGGAATTAAAATTGCTTCATCTAATTCTATAATTGTATCTTGAATTTTCTTAATAGATCTATATTGAACTTTCGGGAATTTTTCCAAATAAGTATCTGAATCATTATAATCACTATTATCTATTTTAATAATATCTGAATATTTAATATATTTATTAAAGTTAACACCTGTAATACTACTTGTTTCTACTTTTATAATAATTCCTGTAATAGCTCCTTCTATATAAGATGAAGACATGTATTTATTAAAATTGTAATTGTAATCTTCTGAGTAAATTAATTGAATTTTTGTTTGATTTACCTTTTTAACTATCCATGAATTATTTAATTCATTCTGATCTGAATTATAAATTAATATTTTATCACCATCTAATAGATCATGATTACAATAAAATTCTAGTTGACTCGTTGTAATACTATTACTGTTAGTTGTTGTAACTATCGATTTTAAATTATATTCAACAAATGGTATTTTATAAAAATTAGCACTGATAATGGTATTACTAGATGGAGTTATATTTGTAGAATCAATATTTGCAATAAAAGTGTTATTATCTACTATTTTACTAATTATTGCTTTTATTTTATTAGGATATAAAATATCTGATACATTGTAGATTATTATCATATCCCCAATAATTAAGCTATGATTAGAACTAGCAAATTGAATTAAATTATCTGTTGTTTTTGTTAGAATAGCTTGTTTTTCTAAACTATTTACTGAATCTATCTTTTGAATTTTACCATCTTTAATTTTAGTTAAATCAATTGCATTTGATAAAGGGGTAACATAATTAATAATTTGACCAATTGTTACTTGAGTTGTTCCAATAGGATAATCATCTAAAACAATTAATTTTAAAGATTCTAATTTGGATGAGGAATTCATTACATATAATTCAGTGCTATAATCTAAATAAATTTTAGTACTTGTAAAAATTAATTTATTTGAAGATACATAACAATCACCAATTTCCGATCCATATACATTATAAATTATTGTTGAAGAACCAGAAGTTGTAATATTACCTGTATCTGAAATTGTTGTATCAATTAAATTAAATGAATTATTAACTGCAGAATAAATTTTGTATTTATCATTATTGATTAAACTTGTTTTATCATATGAATTATTATAAATTAAAATATCATCTTTATTATTTAATAGATGATTTTCAAATGCATTAATTCTTAATAAATTAGTTTCAAAATAAATTTCATCGTCTGGATTAATTAGTATTGAAGATGAAGATATTGTATCAATAACAATTTCATTTTGAAAGTTTCCAGAAGAAGTTACTGTTCCTATTTTATTATAATTGTTATTACTATCTTTAAGATAAATAGGTATATTTGCTGTTAAATTGTAATTAAACAATTCTACATCTTCACCCATCCAAATTATATCATCCGCAGAAGGAGTTGTTTGTAACGTATTTATAGTTATGGTAAAAGGTTCTACAGAACTAAAACTTTGTACAGTTCCTATTAATAAATTACCATCTTTATAAATTTTTTTATTTATCAAACTTGCACCATTTGCATTAATTGTAATTGTTGTATCACTAACAGATGATACAGAAAAAGATGTTTTTTTCACATTAGTAATATATAATTCTTCATCTTGTGCTATTGTAGAATTAATACCTTGAGCAAATGTAATTGTATATAAATTATTACTATTTGATGAATCAGTAACTTGACCAATTAATGAATTATCTTTCTTATAAATATAATAATTAATTAATGAAACACCATCTTTATCAATTGTAATATCGGTTGATGATGTTGTAGTTGATGTTATAGCTGTTTTACAAATAAATGATGATTTTGAAATATCATTTAGTACATGAAGATATTCATTAATAGATAAAGAAACTTTTGATCCATCTTTTAAAGAAATCTGATTAGATGTTGTATCTTTTGTTAGTACTTTCCCTATAAAGGATCCATCAGATTTATACAAATTAGAATTAATAGTTATATTATTGATATCTGCTCCAGATTCAGTTAAATCTAAAGTGATATCTTCATCATCAACATTGATAATAGTAGTTGCTTTTATTTTTGTATCAATAGGTTTTCTACCATCAATATAAGTTTTTATAGTTGTTGTACTTGAAAAATTATATTCTACAAGGGCTTTAATTTTATATGAAGTAATATTATCAATTGATTTAACTAATCTATTTTTGTTAGAAATTTTATAAATTTTACCAGTATTTGATTCTAAATTATTGGGCCATTGAGAAGTATCTACATTTGTACCATCTGATATATTTTTTAATTCTATATTGGTATTATTGAGATTAACATCATATAGCTCATTTATACTAACCTCTTTATAAATAGTAGTATTTGTATTTATTACTTCATATAATCCATTTTCATCTAAAATTATTGTATTACTGTTATTAGCATCAATACTTCTAACTATACCTAATAAAGTCCCATCAGATTTAAATATCTTAGAATTAATTGGTATTACTGTATTAATTGCAATAGTAAATGTTATATTTTTTGTTCCAATAGAATATGTTATATTCGGTTTTACGTCAGTTGCTCCATTTTTAATAATATCATATTTAACAAAACCTTTAGTATCATAAATAGCGATTCTATCATTACTAGCTAAAGTATAAGAATAATCTGGTATAGCAGTTTTAGGAATAACTTCTTGATTAGTTATTACAGCAGGGTTTGTTTTTGAAATTCCTGTCAAAAAATTCGAATTATTTGTGATATTTAAACTCACACCAATTACATTTCTAAATACAGAATCTAAATATAGATTAGGTTGACCAGTACTCGTTTCTGATGGTATTATATTTGTTATTTGTTTGATGTTTGTTGAAGTATTAAAAAATTGTTCTTCTACAATTAATTTTGAATTTGTTGTATTTGTTGGTACAACTTTTCTAATAATTGTGATAGATTGATATAAATAATCATTTATATTAAGACTACCAATAGGTAGATTAATATCTTTTTTCAAATTGATAATATATATTCCATTACTATTTATAATAGTATTAACAACACCAACTAATTGATTAGATTTAGTAAATATTTTTTGATTAACTGTAAAATCTGTTGAAGGATCAGCTGAAACTGTTAATGCTCTTGTACTTATCCCTATAATTTGTATACTGGTTATTTTACCATTGGGTACAACTTGAATTATAGAATTTTTAGTTTCTTCCCAATAAGTGATTGCTACATTTAATTCATCTTTATTACTAGAAGTTATTATACCTGGATTTGTTGGATAATCGATAACTGGGACTAAACCTGTAATTAAATATTGATTATTATCACTGCTTATTTTATAACCACCTCCATAATTAATATATTTAGTTTCTTTTGTAATTGTAACATCATTTTTGTCAAAATTAAATTTTTGATCCAAAATTATTTCATTAGCCGAAATACTAGTTACATTATAATTATAAGTAATAGTATTGTTAGTCACAATAATTGTATCGTCTTCAACTAATTCATATTGATATAATGGAGGATTAGTTATATTTTTAGTATTTCTTACAATAATATTTGTTGGATTTGAATTACCATTAATATTACCAGTAGAAACTAAATCAGTTGTATTATTTAATTCTCTATTAATTCTTTCCATTGACAATTTTTCATTTTTTTTACTTATCAAATCATAATAATTATATGATGCTGATCCAACTGTTTCTGACAATTCAGAAATAAATTCATCAAAAAACTTTTTATAAGTATCTAATACATTTTGATTAATACTAACTAATTGATAATATTTGTAAGATTTTGAAATATCTAAAATTTTATTCTGTAAAAGTGGGTATATTTTCTCATCAAATAAATTTACATAAGTTTGATCATATGATAAATTCAAATATTGTGAAATTATATCTCTACTATAAACAATTCCAGAAGATTTTTCTATTAATTCAGAAGTTAAAATATTTGAATCTAAAGACACTTCAATATCAATATCAGTGATTAAAGGATCTTTTATCAAAATATCATTTATTCTTTCAATTACTAATTTATTAGAATTCAAATATAATGTACTATAATATGAATTTGTATTTGAATTAAAAGTAATAATATTACTTTTTTCAGATACTAAAACAACTGTTTGAATATCGGATATTGTATCATCAATTGTTAATTCTAACAAATCAGTACCTTCATAAGGATAATTACCATTAAAATTTTTAATTTTATATTCTACATCATTGATTTGTAATGTATAGGAAGCAAAAATATCTTTATAAAATGATCTATTTGTAAATAAGTTATTTATAATTATTGTTGTATTATTGTTTTGATATGCAATAGAATACCAACTAGAATCAATTGTGTATTTCTTAACAATTTTTAAGATATGTTTAGAATTAATATTTTGACCAATTAAATTTGGATCAATATTTAAGGTATATTTATATGATGCAATATTTTTAACATAATTATCTACTATGGTTTCAACTGTAAATAATTTATTAAAATCTACAACAGAACATAAAAATGTAAAAACATCATTACTAGAACTTTTTATAGCAGATAAATCTGTTACATCTGAACTTCTTATTTGATATTCTAAATAATTGTAGATTTGATCATGAATATTTTCAACATATTTTTCTCCTGTAACTGTACTTAAAATATTTGTATTAATATAATTAAAAGAATCTCTTGTCTTATTTTTTATTTGTAAATAAATAAAACTATTAAAGTCGATAAATATTAAGTTATTGGAATAAGTATCTACATAAGTAGATATTGTGGATGTATTGAAATAAATAGTATCTGCACTACTATTTGAAGTAGAAAAATTATAACTATTCCATATCGAATCATTAAATCTAGCAGAACCATTTGAGGATCCAATAAAGCTATTAATAAATGATAAAAATTTAAAAAAATCATTAGAATTATCTGAATTAATTACTGTTAAAGATTTCATAATGGAATCCATTTCACTTCTAAATTGTGTAAATTTTTTTTCTAAAAGATTTTTTATTGGTAAATTATAATCTGTAATTAAAATTTTATTGTTATTTTCATCATATAAGTTGAACAACTTATTATAATACTTTAACCAATTTACATCATCAGAAAAAATTAGACTTTGAGCACCAACTCTATCTGAATTAGATGTATTATAAGTGTATTTTAAATACAATATTAATTTAGCATCTGGATTATATAATATATTAATTAATGATTTTATTACAAGAAAGTTTATTTTTAAAGAATCAAATAGTAAACTACTAATTTTGCTACTTTGATTTATTGTTTTTTGATATATTTCTTTTCCATAAGAATAACTTAATTCAATATCTGTTGTGAATTTACTGGGAATAATATTATCATTAATTATTGTATTGTAATCATTAATATTGTTTGTTTCAACCCCATCTTTCAAAAAGTTTAAATTGTATTCATTTTCATCTAAGTCCTGAGCTGCTGAAGAAGAATTAATTTCTTGAATTTTATTTTTGTACCAACTAATTAAAATTTTTTCTTTTAATCTATTATTTATTTGATTTGAAATATCATATGAATTTAATATATGCTTGTTATAAAATGTTTGTAACTTATTATCTAAAAATCTAAAGTATTCCATTTCTAATTGATTGAATATTGATAATTTAATTAAACTAAAATAAAAATTATTAAGTAAAGAATTATAATACTTCTTTTGATTTAATAAATTACCTACATCTTTTACTTCCAATTTTTTAGTATCTTCTAAAAGATCTTTAATATAAGATTTTGATGATTCTGATAGATTTGACCAAGTATCGTTATCTATTAAATATTCGATTTCATCAGATGTAAAATTCAGATTATATTTAACCATGTAATTATCAATATCATAAATATTTTTTTTTATATCATCAATAGAAGAACCCACTTTAATATAAGTTAATAATTGTGATTGTTTTTGATCTAATTTTTTATCTAAAAACTCGTTTAATAATTCTAATTTTTTTAAGATTTGATTTTCTTGATAGGTGTTATCCACATTAATAGTATTTGAATCTTCTTTGATTTGATAACAGCTTATTATAGGAAGATCAATTTGTAAAACAGACTTTCCCAATAAATCACCATTATTTGGTATCTTACATACTGATGTTTTATCAAATTCTTGATCTCCAGAAAATTTTAATTTTAAAATCTCAGATGAAAATAATGTATTTCTTCTATACGCTTTCTTAAAAAAAGTAATTTGTGGATCACCTGTTAGAATAAAATCTTGTATACCATATGCTACTAACTGTAATAAACCGCCTGGCATTCAAATTATACTTTAATCAAAGATATTATTTTAACCTTTATATCTTATTTTGGCTCAAAAATAAAAAAAAAACATTACCTAATTTTAATGGATATAACAATTAAAAAAATTATAAATATTTTAAATAATGACAAAACTAATAGAATATCCAATTTAACTATATTAATTGAAGGTATTGATTCTATAGATAAATTTACAAACAGTTTTCAAGTTTATTTAAGAAATAATCTAAATGAGATTAGTGATAGAAAGTTAGTCATTTTGATTAAATTACTTATATCTAAAAATCTAGAATATTTTAAAAAAAATATTATCATTAATAAATTGAAGAAGGATGCGGAAGATTTAATTCCTGAAACTATAAAATTTATAAAAACATTTTATACTGTCAATAACGAATTTGCTAAAAAGAAAATCTGGATTAATTATTTTAATAAAATTATTAAAACTGAATATAAAGACACACCTGAATTTCAAAAAGTTACTACTGATAAAAAATTAAGTATTTTTATTGATATTTTATTACAGAGATTAAAAGCTATATTTGACAGATCATTCGGAAATCAAGATTTTATTATTAAAATGTTGAGTTTATCAAAAGCTAAAAATTTAGATAAAATTGCACCTATTCATGAAGATCAAATGTGTGAACGAATAAGATATTGTTATAAATTAGTTGGTAAGGATTTTTTTGAAAAATACAATATTAATACTATTATGGTTTCTCAATTTTATGACTATACATTTTTAGAAAAATGTCAATATATGAAATATATTAATGATACAATTATTAAAATTTTATTGAAAACTAAATCTGAAATTAAAGATGATTCTAAATTTAATAAAGTTATTGATAAATTATTATTTGTTACAGATTATGATTTCTTATCAGATAGTGATAGTGATTCTGATTCATCTGATGAAGATATTAATATTGTTTCAGATAATAATGATTCCGATATTAGTTCAAGTCCTATACCCTTATCTGATGATGAAGAATTTGATGAAAATACTGATTTTGATAATGATAAATTAAATTTTAATTCAAATATAGATAATGTAGAAGATGAATATTTCGAAAAAACAAATCAATATAGTGATGATATTATAAAACAAAATTTAGAAGATGATTTAGATGATGATACAATATTAGTGGAAGAAAAACAAGAAAAACAAGATCAAAAATATAATAGTATTTTAATTTTGAATGATGAAAAAGTTAACAATATTATTTTAACATGGAGTAAAAGTAATAGTATTGATTTAATTGAATGATAATGCACCCATACCACCCATGATTCTAAGAACGTTGTAATGTAAACTATACGATCTTAAAATTATATTTCTTTCTTTAAAAGTTTTATAATAATCTTCATTTAAATTGATAATTAATTTTTTTGATTTAAAAGAGCTAAAATTACAACTTCCAGATGGTTGTTGTTCTTCAGGAAATAAAGAAAATGAATACAAATTTAATCCTAAATTAGCTGTATTACTATGGGATTTATCTACAGTTACATAATTAAAAAATTTTGAATCTACATCTTTCGGAAATATAGAAACAGTATTTAATTCTAATTCAGAACTATCAATCGGATTGTTTAAATCTAATTCAAGTTGATAATACTGTGTTGTAAAATTAGAATATTTTGATTCTTGATATGGTCTTGTAGAATCATAATAACTTGTTGGTTGTACAAACCAAAATAATTCTTTTATTGGATGTCTAAAACTTAAATCAAATAGATTTCTTTTATTATTTAAATTATCTATTAAATTATAATTTATTTTTTCAATTAAATATTCATGCTTTGATTGAGCAAATTTCTTTCTCTCCATTTCATCTAAATAAATATAATCTATTAACAAAGAAGCATCTAAAATATTTATTGATTCTAATAAATGCTTTTTATTCAAATATTGATGATAATCTAAAGTAGATTTAAATATTTGATTTAATTTTAGATCAGTTGTTGTATATTTCATTTTAATAAATTGATCTAAATCCATAGTATAATAATCCATATCAGATTTAATAGAACCATAAGTTTTTAAGATGTAATTTGAATCCAAATCATTTATTCTATAATTAAAATTTAAAGTTTTTCTGTTATGATAAGTATTATTATAAAAATAAATGTTTCTATCTTGATCTAATTTTAACTTTTTAAAATCAATTTCAATATTATATTTTAAATCGTATAATTTAGAATCTTTATTATAGACTAATTCATCTTTCTGATATTCTACTATTTTATTCTGATAATATTCTTTTTCATAATCTTCTAAATAACAGCATTCTTCAATTTTACTAAAATCAATATTAATTCTAACATCATGATATTTTAATGCTATTAAAGGTAGAGACATTCCTGGATATCTACAAAATGTAAATAATAATGGTATTAATAATGTATAAGATTCTTTTGTTTCAGTATCAAAATCTGTTAAATTATTTACGTTACCGGTCATTTGATCATATAAATTTCTTTTTTTAAAATCAATACTTATTTGATCCCAAATAAACCTCCAATAATAATCATGAGATTCAATAACTTGACCTCCAATTTCTAATTCTATATTAGAACAAATAAAATTACCTAATCTTTTAATCCAAGCAAAATTAATTATTTTATCATTATCAATTTTTTGATATTTTTTTAAACTATCTATATAATTATTAAAATATATAGTTAGATATTTTTGTAAATTTTTATACATTAAATTTACTTTTAATTTTATTGTATTTCTAATTTCAGTATTATCCGATGAATAATCATTGTAATTCAAAATATAAGATATAATATCAGTTTCTTTTATTAAATCTGAATTTATCAAAAGTTTATTTGAATCAATTGTTTCATTATTGATACTTTTAAAAGACAGAATTTTGGTTTTTAAATACTGTAAATTAATTTCATCTGGTAATAACAAAACACTTAAAATTTTAAAAGCATCGATATTATATTTTGAATATGTAAAAAAATTATCATATTCTGTTTTTTTTTCTAAATAAATTTTCTCATAATTATCAACTAGAATTTGTTTACCAATTATATATTCTTGATCATTAATTACATTCTTATTACTGAAATTAATTTCTGGAAGGTCAATTTTTAAATAAATTTTATGTACTAAATCACCTGTAGGATCAATTAAACAAGATACAGTTTTACCAAAATTAGGTATACTATCAAATCTTTTTTCAATTGATTCCATCGAAAAATTAGTATATCTTCTATAAACAACCTTAAAAAAAGTAATTTCAGGATTACCTGTCAAATATGCATCAGAAGCACCATATGATACTAATTGAATTAAACCTCCTGGCATTATATTTAAGTTTATAAATAATTTATGGTTTTAAATCTTATTTTATATGTTTTTAAAAATTGATTTATTAAATATTATAATAACTAATTAGTAATTATTAATTATTATAAAATTAATGAATATTACAAAATGGTTTAGATGTAAATATGAACTTAAAAAAAATTCTATGCCAAAATACTTTGTAATGAATAAAAATATGATACCTGAATGGAGTTCAGAAATAGATTCAAATCAATATAACTTATTTGGTAGCATAAAATTAAAGAAAGATTTTAATCAGATTTTAATATTAGGAATAACTAATAAATTAGAACATGAAATTATTGATCAAGTATACAATATTAATACAAAAACTAATATATCCATTCTTAAAAGTAATTTACAGAAATGTATCAGAAGATCTAAAATAAAAAAAGCTGTTAGAACTGGTAAACTTTTGCTAGATATAGATCCAAATGAACTGTTAAGAAGATTAGCCATTATATATATTGAAGATGTAATGATAGATAATTATTTTAATAATATTGTATGGTATATGGCTGCTGTTTCTAAAGGTTTTGTTTTAAGTTCTAATGACAAATTAATAATTTTGAATATAATTGAATATTTAGCTAAATCTGAAATAAAAGAAGAAATACCTAGAATAGATAATTTAGATTACAATCAATATTTTTCAGAGATGAATTCAGATATTTTAAATTATAATTTTAATTCAATCTGGTCATTAATTCTAAGAAGTAAATATGGCGGAATGAAGTGTGACATTAGAATGATAAATGGAGCATTAAAAATATATGATCAAAAAAAGATAAAAAAAATAGAATTAGAAATAACTAATTTTGATTTTAAATTAAAAATAAAAGAAAAAGATATTATTTTAGAAGCTATAGATTTTCATTGTTCAAAAATAATAGGAATATTGTTTAAAAAGAAAAAAATAGATTATTCTGAAAATTATCAAATTTATAAAAAATGTATTTGGGACCATAGAAGTAAAATAACAAATAAAATAATTATTAATGAAACTAATAATAATAGTTTAATTGATAATCAAGAATTGTATGAATCTATCAAAGATGATTTAGATTCAATTAGTAAAAATATTATTAAATATCAAGTTAATTTAGATTTTGCTTACAACAAGATCGTAAGAAGCGAAACCGATTAAAGTGTACAAGCAACTATTGATGTATTCAGCATCGAAAGCTTCGCCTGAAATTAATCTGGAGATAACCATCATAGTTGCGAATTGTACTTGTGTGTTAAGAGCACCACTGTATGCTTCATCAACTTCAGGAATCATTTTTTGGGTTACTAATCTGTAACCAGCAAAACCTACAAGAGTGTATAAGGAACCTTTCATCCATTTATCAGAATATTCGTTAGTTCCGTTCATAGCACCTTTAAGACCAGTGGAAACAACCATCATAGTACCGACTTTGATAGTGTCATCAATAACAGATTGTAATTCAGCACCTTCAACGTCAATTTGTAACATTTTAGATACAATTACTTCGTATACGTTGAAACCAATGATGGTAAACAAAGAAGCTTGGATCCAAGCTTGATTGAATAAACCTTCACCATTGTTTTGAAGATAAGTGGATAAAACGTGTGCAACTATCAACATAGTACCAACTTTAGCCCATGTCCCTTTGACATTATTCATTGTTTCAGATGAAATTAGTTGGGATGTCATTATTTTTAAATATATAATTACAAAATAAAAAAAAATTATACTATTTTTTAAATTTTATATATTATTTTAAAAACATTAATTGATATTTGTGGTTTTCTGTTAAAAAACTTTCTTCTTCTATTATCTTTTTATAACTTATAATGAAAATTTTATCTTTATGATTTTTGACACTTAGATATCGCTCACCTTCTTTGATTAATGGTTTTTTTAACGCAGATTTAATATCGTTAATATTTTTAACAAGAATATTATTAATTTCAGTAATTATTTGACCCTCTCCTAGAATCTTATTTCTTTTTAAAAATGATCCTGGTAAAACTTTAGTCAAGATAACTAATGATTCATTTCTCTTATCCCAATCATAATAATCTTGTAAATCATCGCTAAAGATATCAATATGATTCATAGACAAATTCATTAAAATCATTCCCCCAAAAATAATATAATCTATTTTTTCAAAAGGAGAATAATAATATCTAATAGGATAAAAAGTCATATCATTTAAAACTAATTCTTTATTAATTAATTTATTTAATTCTTGACAATAATAAGTTATTGAAATTTTTTCTCCCTTATTAAATCTACTTAAAATATTAAATAAATGAACTTTCTCTTTACTCCAAGATGTTTGAGCTTCTCCATAATTATCTAATTTCAAATTATTAAAACTACAAATTACATCTCCAGATTTTATTCCTATTTTATCTAAAGGACCTCCTTCAAATACTTGAGAAACATAATATCCAGTAGTACATTTTTGATTATTTAAGGTCAAATATTTTATCATATTTTCATTAGTATTATTCATAGTTCCAGCAATTACTGCAGAATGAATTATTTTATTTTCATTTAATGTTCTCATTTGTTTTTCTAATTTTTGAAATAAATAAATAGGAATGGAATACCCTATATTATTAGCATTATTTTGAATAGCATAATTAACACCTATTATTTTACCTTCTTTATTAATTAACGGACCTCCAGAATTACCAGGATTAATTGGAGTATCAGTTTGAATACTACTATCTTGAATACCACTAATAATTCCAGATGTTCTTTTTAATTTATCCTCACCTAATGGATAACCTAGAGCTAAAACATTTTCACCTAAAGTTATTTTATCAGAATCACCTAAAGTTAATGGTTTTAATTCTTTGCCAAATTTTTCTTTAAATTTTTTGAGATCTTTTATTTTTATTAATCCTAAATCTACCTGAGGACTAAATTTATAAATCTCTGCTTCAAAAGTTTCTTTACCAATTGCTGGTAAAGATATGAATATTTTCATACTTTTTTCAATAACGTGACTACAAGTTAAAATAAATCCTTTTTTATCTATTAATATACCAGTACCAATACTTTCATAAGTTTTTGAATTTTTGTAAGGTTCTAACCAATTAAAATTAATATTTTGAGCATGAATTCTGAAAATTGAACTTTCAAAATCCATACTTAAAATATCAAATTCTTCCCTTTTTTTATGTTTGAAATATAAAAATGATACTAATACTATTAAAATAATTTTATATTTATTATCTATTTGTTTATTAAAAAATAATAAACCAATAAAAATTAATAAGAATATAATCATATACTATTAATTTATATATTAATTTTGAAATAAATTTAATTGTTTATTTATCTCGAAAGAGAAATAATTAGACCAAATATCACTTCTACAATATATACAATTTTCTTTTTTATTTAACCATTTTATCATACATTTTTTATGAATAAATTTATTACAATCTGGACATGACAAATATTCTTGATTATCAATTTTAAAAAAACAAATACCGCAATCAATTATTTTATTTTCAGGAATTTTATTATTGATAAATTGTTTATATAATACTTTATTTTGTTCTTCTAATAAAATAATGTATTTATATTTATCAATATAATTGGTATTGATATATGATTTATTAATGTTGATTAATTTAAAATATTTTGAAATAATTAACATTTCTACATTTGAAAAAACATATTTGTTAAAATATTCACTAGTATTAATCATATTATAACCATTTGGTCGATTCAATTTAATTTGATTAAATTTTGGATTAAATTTATTGAATAATTTAATTACAAAAAATATAATGAAACAACAATGTTTACATATTATATTATCACAATTATCGGTAAAATCTATACATGAACATTTTATAATTTTTTCTTCTTTACTGATTTTAATAAAATAAATATTGTATGATGATCCTGATACAGAAAAATTATAATGATTTAAATTATCTTGCCAATCTAATAAATAAAAATCTTCAAAAAATATTTTTTGATATCTTCTGAATTGATTATTCAACATCTAATTAAGGTTAACATTTTTTTACACCAATTATTCCATAATCATTTTTACTAATATTGGATAATTGTTTTTTCCAAGCTATATTACCTGAGGATGAAGATAGTAAAATTCCTTGAGGAACTTCCTCTCCTTTTTGATTAATTCCTACTCTATACCACATAACATGACCTCCTTTAGCAGAATTTCTTTTTGATTTGTTAATGTCTGATTTTCTGATTTGATACATCCTTTCTTTTAAAATTTTTAAGATATCTTTTTGAGTAATTTCATACAAAGGAGTCATACCACCGATTTCTATACATTCTGACATAATAATTAATTATTTATTTTTTATATTATAGTCTTTGTAAGTATTAATTTCAATTTTTAATTAAATTTATTAAAAATAATTAAAAATAAATTATAAAGTTTTAGACAATAACTATGCTTAATTGGAATAAGCAAGACCACCCATACCACTCATAATTCTTAATACATTGTAGTTAACAGTGTAGATTGAGCATACAGTGTCATCAACTAAGTATTGGTTAGCAAAGTTGTTGGATGAAGCAGCAGTTCTTTCACCTAAGGTTAAAGATAAGGTAGCGTTATCAATTCTG